GATAGTCCGTGCCGTTTCTTTAAGTCTTCTTTATTGGTCACTCGCAGTTTGCCATCACTATCCAGTTTCTCTCGTCTGACCATTTCAAGTTCCTTTACAATCGTGTCCTTGTGTGTTGGTTCAAATGTGATAAGATTATTGGTAATAAGTTCACCTAACTTAAAATAGCAATCGGATTTCAAGTTCATATAGTTATCGCGCACCGCTTTTGATCCGTTAAGAAATCCTTTGCAACGGATGTAGTCAACCGCTCCACCACCAATACCATCTTCATCGACCAAGACATTTGAAAGTTTAACGTTGTGCGTTCTTATCAACTCGTTACAAATTGTCACGGTTTCGTTAATTGGCTTGTGTTTTAGGACAATGAACTTTTCAGCGTGTAAGCCATCCCAAAGTACAATCACCGTTCTATCGTCACCCATACGCGCGATATCCGCAGTTATGTACTTATCGCCTTTGGTTTGTTGTGGTCTAAAACAACGCAATAAATCATCGTATTCGTAAAGCCTATCCTTCGTTTCATCATAATCCCAATCTCCTTCAAGCAACCTTTTGCGGTCAATATCGGGAAGGAGTTGTAACGATTCAAGATAAACTGGAGAGATATGGGGATTGTCGGTTGGCAAGGCTTGGATGAAGTCCCTATCTTGTCTTATACTACCATTTCTTTTCGCATCAAAGAACTCACTATATAACCAACCTTTGTGTGGGTTGCAAGTGAGCAATATCTTTGGCTTGTCATCAACTAATTTGTACCGCATACGAGAGGATAAGATGTCGATACACTTCTGACTTACCTCTCCAGCCTCGTCAACAAAGGCATCAGTAATTTCAATCGAACCAAATCTCTGAAACTCGGTATCTGATGGCATATCGGCCAAGTCCATTAGTATCGTTTCACTTCCATTGTACCATTTAATCACGTGGTCTTGTCCGTTATATGTATAATGTTTTCCAGGAACTAAACCATAAGATGCGCACAATTCAAAGAACGTAGCCATTGTAGACAATCGCAACTTCTTTAACTCTGCACGACCAATCAATCCGCGAGTGCCTGCGTATTTCAACCGCCTTTTAATTTGCCAATCACAACCGAGAAAACTTTTTCCGCTTCCAGCAGATCCGCCATATAATAATTGTCTTATATTACTATCAACTGATAGCGCATTTAAGGCTTCGATTTGTTTAGCGTGATATTGTATTTCCATCGAGTTGTTGAATTACTTTAAATATTTCGTAAGCCACTTGCGGAACTATTGCATTCCCATATCCTTTGATGCTTTCTTGTCTCCATTTTGAAAAGGTAATTCCGTCCAATTCGGTGGGAAGCCCATCATCTCCGCCACAAATCGGGGATTGAGTTGGGAAGTTTTGGAAGTTTGATTTGTTAACTTGTGCATTGTACTTACCAAATCGCTTCCATCCCATCCTGGTTGATTCCCTCTCGCATTGAAATCGCTTCTTGTCGGTGTCGGTAACAATCCCTGATCCATCATTCTCGTCAATGTCATTGAGTGCATTGATCCCTCTTTGACTTGTGAACTCTTCATTGTTGCACTCGCATTTGTTGAGTCGAATACTGTTGGTGTTGGAAGTAATCCACTCTTCGCTAAATCGTGAAGACCTGCTGAATAAGTGTTGCTCTTTGTTTTCCCACTCACTATTTGCGCTCCTCCTTGTATGACAGTTGGAGTGGGCAATAAACCAAACTCGGTCTCTTCGGTGTGGTGCACCGACGGCACAAGCAGGAAGTATAAACGGGATGACTTCATACCCTTCATTTTCCAAGTCAGCGCACACTTCTTCGAAGACCAATCCCCCGTTCCAATTAGTGATTCCACGAACATTTTCCCCCACAACGTATGTTGGTTGAATCTCTTGAATTGCTCGCAGCATATGTGGCCAGAGATGTCGCTCGTCATCTTTCCCAAGTCGCTTACCGGCGTGGCTATATGGTTGGCAAGGAAACCCTCCTGTGAGGATGTCGATTGTTCCTCGGTGAATAGTGAAATTTGTTTTTGTGATGTCTTCATAACTTATTGAATTTGGAAAATGATAATATAATACTTGTCTTGGGAAAGGCATCCATTCGCAATGAAACACGTTCTCCCACCCCATCCATTCTGCTGCTAAATCGAATCCACCGATTCCGCTAAATAAACTTCCGTGCTTCATAGTTTAGCCTTAATTCGTTCCTGTAAAATGTGACTGTCCATAATATCCGCATACAATAAACGGAAGATTCCTTGCCTTACTTCAATATCAAAATTCTCTTTGTCCTTACGTTTAAGGTTGGTTATTTGATAGTTGGTGAGTTGTCTTTCATTGCAAATGTTTTGATAGGACATAAACTTAAATCGCTTCCATTCGTCATCACTCCAACAGTCGGGATGAATCGCGCCAAGTTCTTCGAATTTCCGCACCATTGATGGTGCAAGTAACATAACTGCAACACGTTGTCCTTCCTTCCATCGTTTCAAATCACTTTCAAACATTGCTTTGAAATCAACTGGAGTATCATCTTGGGTAGTTGTACCAATAGATAACTTGGCTTTCTTGCGGTCAATGTCAAGATTCATTTGCATCTTGTGAATCTTATATGCGTTCAATACATCACTCAAAAACTGAATCGACATAAGACCATAATGTTCAACACGCTTCCACGCCTGACCAACTGCGTTAAGTTGGAACGCTAAACCGATTTCAGCAATGGTAAAGAAGCGGTAGTATTGTTGTGCGGTATCGTATAGCATTTGCGTTTCCTCTGGTGAAGGAAGTTGCTTAATACCGCTTATAACGATTCCCTTTGCGATTAGTGACTTAAACATAGGCAATGTTGAATCACACACCTTCGTTTGGTTTAGTGCCTCTAAATATGCACGTTCATCATTGGTCAAGCCATTGTTGTAGTGCTGACCTTTGTACTCTACCAAGTTGCTCATTGTTGTTGTTTTTTATTGTTACAAATTTATTCAAATCCCAAGCGCTACGCATTGCCGCTTTCCAATCTTTCATTTTATTCTTTCCGTATTTCCAACCTGTGTTGGTATAGTGACTAATAAATACATCTGCGAAATTTAGCGCATCTTCAGAAGACGCATATGGAATCCTTTGTAAAAAATACTCCGCCACTTGCTCGGATGTTGGTATCGTGAATTTCGTTATCGGTGTCTTTTGATGCGACAAAGATATCAGTTCTTCGATAGCAGATATTCTTAAACGCAGTGATTCGATTTCTTGTTTTAGTTGTTGTTCGTTCATTGATTCGTTTTGTTAATTTGTTACAATTATAGCCCATTTGTTCCAATTCTATGATAGCCAAGCGAACTTTATTTTTAAAGCCAGGATCAACTTGACAAAGATTTATCGACTTTTTAACGGAATGTATTATTGTCGCGTGGTCTTGTTTAAATAGGCTTAACCCAATTTGTCGAAGTGTGTAGTTCGTACAGGCATAAAGCAAAAAGTAAATAGTTGCCCTTGCGTCTACAATTTCGCGCCTCCTGATATTTGACCTTAAATCAGTTATGTTTACATCGTAGATGTTACTCACGATATTTATTATATCCGATTCAACACCTGGAGTTAACTCTTTCTCATCCAAGAACTCAATCAACTCTTGTCTTGTTTGATTGTTAAATAGTTCAAGTAATTCACGACCGTTCTTCACTCGATATTTAACCATAAAATCAATTAATTTACTCATCTTGACCTCCTTTGATTTTATCTCTCATCCATTTTGCACCTCGTTGAAAGCCAATTTGTTGTTCATGCTCCCAATAATCCACCTGCCTGTCACTATAAGCATTATTTTCTATCTCCTCATCCGTTGGTAGTTGGATTGGGATGAAATTTTTTAAATCTTCTTCCGTTATAAAATAATGTTCTTTAAAAAATTCTTTTAATTGTTCTTCTGTGTATAGCTTACTCATCTCCTTCGTGTTTAATTGTTCGTTTTTCGCTTTCCAATATTATGTTCACAACCTCTTTAATGTTGACTTTGGTATAAGTTGCAATCTTACTGATATCGCATACGTGCATTGTCATCGGTTGTTCGTGCCATCTCTTTGCCTGTGAAAAAGATATGCCCATTGCTTTCGCAAGGTTCGATGTGTTACCGAACCAAGCGAAAACAAACTGTTCCCATTTACTTTTCATTTAACTGCTCGTTAATAGTGTCAATAATTGGGGTGAATAACTTGGCAATGTGCGGATCGTAAGAGTGTTTCTCTTGTTGCTTAACCGCGACTTCTAAAACTGCTTGTAATTGTTTCATATTATTATTATTGGTTTAAGGGGTTCTAAAATTCTTAATACTTCTTTCTTTCAAAATGGCAAATCGTCATTGTCCATCTTCGCATTGCTTCGTGCATTGTCTTGTGCATCCCCATTCAGATTTC